ACGGGCATTGTATGTATCGTCATACTGTTCTTCTTCTTGTTCTTTTTTCATGTGTATGTCCTAGTGTTTTGTTACGGGTGGGAAAGGAAAAGGTATGACGATGCCTTCAGCCTCTTCTTGTTCTTTCATTCTTTCCATGTCTTTAAACTTATCATAGTATATATCAAGCAAAACATCTAGTGCAGGTGGCTCAAGAACTGCGACAGCGCACATTGCTTTCATTATATCTGTAATGGTATCTATAGCAGAGTCTGATAGCTCTGACATATCTTCGTGAAGTATGGGTAGTATGTCAAATTCAATTTGTTTTTCTTCGGGTATCTCTGACTTTACT